TTTATCTTATTCAACAGATATTAAAGTTGGAGATATAGTAGTAATTCATCATAATGTTTTTAGGGTATTTTATGACATCAGGGGTAATAAAAAAAATAGCAGATCATATTTCAAGGATGATTTATACTTTTGTAATTTAGATCAAATTTATTTATATAAAAATACCGGTAAATGGAAAGCATTTGGAGACAGATGCTTCGTTAAACCGATTAAAAATAAAGACTATTTAAAGACTGATAAAGAGCAAAAGCTTATTGGTATACTGAAATACGGAAATAGTTCCTTAAAAGCGCTTAAAATAAACGAGGGAGACCTTGTTGGATATACTCCTTATGGAGAATTTGACTTTGTTATTGATGGACAAAGGCTTTATTGTATGAAATCTAATGATATTGTAATTAAATATGGACATAAAGGAAACGAAACAGAATATAATCCAAGCTGGGCACAAAGCAGTTCTTGAATTAATTAAGGTTGCAGAGGAAGCTATTTTAGATAATGGCGATGATGATTTATCAGCAGATAAATTAAAGAATGCTGCCGCAACAAAAAAGTTAGCCATATTTGATGCTTTTGAAATTCTAAGTAGGATACAGGATGAAACCCGTATGCTGGAAGAAGAGGAAAAAGATCCTACAATAAAACAATTTAAAGGTTTTGCAGAAGGGAGATCTAAATAATGTACGAACAAACACTTTATAAGATACTACCAAACCATATTAAACCATCAATTATTAAACAACAGAATCGTTATAATAAATGGAAATACGGATATAATAAGGACCATGATGTAATTATTATTAGTAAAACAGGTAAGATTGGAGAAATATACGAGATACAAAATTTAAAGATTGCATTACCATTAATTGACAATTCTTTTAAAAGAAGTTTAAAGAAGGAAGAACAATATTGGGAGCAATTAAAAATACCAAAAGAACTTGAAAAGATTAAGAGTGTATTTGATTGGAATAAATACCCAGATCACTTTAAGGAGAAATGGTATGATTATGTAGATAATGAATTTAAGCATAGAGAAGAAGGCTTTTCATTTTATAATAATGGAATACCCACTTATATAACAGGTACACATTATATGTACTTACAATGGAGCAAGATAGATGTTGGCGCACCAGACTTTAGGGAATCAAATAGATTATTCTTTATATTTTGGGAAGCTTGTAAAGCAGATACAAGATGTTACGGCATGTGCTATTTAAAAAATAGACGTTCTGGATTTTCTTTTATGTCATCTGCTGAATTAGTTAATCAAGCAACTATTTCAAGTGATGCAAGGTTTGGAATCTTATCAAAAGCAGGGGCCGATGCTAAAACAATGTTTACCGACAAAGTTGTCCCTATCTCTCTTAATTATCCTTTCTTTTTTAAACCTATCCAAGATGGTATGGATAGACCAAAAACAGAACTTGCTTATAGAGTTCCTGCTTCTAAATTTACAAGAAAAAAATTAGATAGTCAAGAAAATCTTGAAGAACTTGAAGGTCTTGATACTACAATAGATTGGAAAAATACAGGTGATAACTCTTATGATGGGGAAAAACTTAAATTACTAGTTCATGATGAAAGTGGTAAATGGTTAAAACCAGATAATATATTAAACAACTGGAGGGTTACTAAAACCTGTTTAAGATTAGGTAGTAGAATTATTGGTAAGTGTATGATGGGTTCAACATCAAATGCTTTAGATAAAGGAGGAGATAATTTTAAAAAATTATATTATGCTTCAGATGTTACGAAAAGAAACCGCAATGGACAGACTAGCTCAGGATTATATAGTTTGTTCATACCTATGGAATGGTCCTACGAGGGATTCATTGATACTTATGGCATACCTGTCTTCGATACTCCAAAAACCCCAATCAAAGGAATTGATGGAAACGAAATAGATTACGGGGTTATTGAACATTGGCAAAATGAAGTAGACGGTTTAAAGTCTGACTCTGATGCATTAAATGAATATTATAGACAATTTCCAAGAACTGAACAACACGCATTTAGAGATGAAACGAAACAATCTTTATTTAACCTTACAAAAATATATGAGCAAATTGATTATAATAATGATCTAAGGAATTCAAATATATTAACAAGAGGTAATTTTCAATGGGAAGGTGGCATACAAGACACTAAAGTAATATTTTATCCCAATAAAGATGGTAGATTTTTAGTATCCTGGATTCCTCCTTATCATTTACAAAATAATATAATATTAAAGAATAGTATGAAGTATCCTGGTAATGAGCATATTGGCGCGTTTGGTTGTGACCCTTATGATATATCAGGAACAACAGATGGCAAAGGATCTAAAGGAGCATTGCACGGATTAACAAAATTCTCAATGGATGATGCACCTGCTAATACTTTCTTTTTGCAATATATATCAAGACCTCAAACAGCTGAAATCTTTTTTGAAGATGTGCTTATGGCATGTATATTTTACGGTATGCCGATACTTGCGGAAAATAACAAACCAAGATTGTTATATCATTTTAAAAGAAGAGGCTATAGAGGATTCTCAATGAATAGACCCGATAGAGTATTTAATAAACTATCTGCAACAGAAAGAGAAATAGGAGGAATACCAAACTCATCTCAAGATATAATACAAGCGCATGCTGCGGCTATAGAAACTTATATAGAGGAACATGTGGGTTTAAATGAAATGGGTTATGGAACAATGTACTTTCAAGATACATTAGAAGATTGGGCAAGATTTGATATAAATAAAAGAACTAATCATGATGCTTCTATTAGTTCAGGATTAGCAATAATGGCTTGTAATAAAAATAAATATATGCCAACTGAAAAAAGAGAAATAGTGTCTGTGCCTTTAGGTTTTAGAAAATATAATAATGAAGGAACTACATCAAAAATTATTAAGTAAATGAATATATACACAAATCCAAATAGCGCTTTCCCTAGTCAGGTTGTAGATGATGCTACTAAGGCTTCTGAAGAATATGGATTACAAGTATCTCGAGCTATAGAACAAGAATGGTTTAATCAGGGGAGGACTAGTGGCAATAGATATTTAACGCATTGGAATAATTTTAATAGATTAAGATTATATGCTAGAGGAGAACAGTCTGTACAAAAATATAAAGATGAGTTATCTATAAATGGTGATTTATCTTATTTGAATTTAGATTGGACCCCTGTACCTATATTATCAAAGTTTGTTGATATAGTTGCTAATGGTGTTTCACAAAAAACATATGATGTAAGAGCTTTTGCTCAAGATCCGGAATCTGTTAAAAAGAAAATGGATTATGCCTCTTCTTTATTATTTGACATGGTTAATCAGCCAATAATACAGGGGTTATTAGAAAAAACCGGTACTAATATATCAAAATCAAATGTGCCACCCGACAAACTTCCTGAAAATCAAGAAGAATTAGACTTGCACATGCAGCTTTCCTATAAACAATCTATTGAGATTGCAGAAGAAGAGGCAATAAATACAGTGTTAAAAACTAATAAATATGATCTTACTAGAAAAAGACTTAATTATGATTTAACAACAATTGGAATTGCGGCAGTTAAAACATCATTTAATAAATCAGAAGGGATTGTAGTTGATTATGTAGATCCAGCTTATTTAGTTTATTCATATACAGAAGACCCTAACTTTGAAGATATTTATTATGTAGGCGAAGTTAAAGCAGTAACAATACCAGAATTAAAAAAACAGTTCCCATATATATCAGAAGACGAACTTCTTAAGATACAACAAATGCCTGGCAATAGACAATATATTCAAGGATGGGGTAACTATGACGAGAATACTGTTCAAGTATTATATTTTGAATATAAGACTTATATGAATCAAGTATTCAAAATAAAATACAACGAAAATGGAATGGAAAAAGTTATCGAGAAAACAGATGACTTTAACCCGCCAATGAATGATAAATTTGATCGTGTAGCCAGAACAATAGAGGTATTATATACCGGAGCTAAAGTTCTTGGAACGAACACAATGTTAGAGTGGAAGTTATCTGAAAACATGTCTCGTCCATATTCTAATATGACAAAAGTTGAAATGAATTATGTCATTACAGCGCCTAGAATGTATAAAGGTAGAATTGATTCTATCGTTAATAGAATTACAGGTTTTGCAGATATGATTCAATTGACGCATTTGAAATTGCAACAAGTGATGTCAAAAATGATACCGGATGGAGTATTTGTTGATGTTGATGGATTAGCAGAAGTTGATCTTGGTAATGGTACAAACTATAATCCGGCAGAAGCATTAAATATGTATTTCCAAACCGGTAGTATTGTTGGTAGATCTATGTCACAAGATGGTGGATTTAACCAAGGTAAAATACCTATTCAGGAATTAACAAGTTCATCAGGCCAAGCAAAAATTGCATCATTAATACAAACTTATCAATATTATTTGCAATTAATACGTGATGTTACGGGGCTTAATGAAGCGCGTGATGGAAGTATGCCGGAAAGAGATACATTAGTTGGATTACAAAAAATGGCAGCTAATGCTTCAAATACAGCGACAAAGCATATATTGCAAGCAAGTATGTTCTTAACATTAAGAACTTGCGAGAATGTGTCTCTTAGAATTGCAGATGTTTTGGATTTCCCGCTATTAGCAAAAACATTGGAAGAAAGTATTACAGTTTACAATACTGAAACGTTAAGAGAAATTAAATATCTTAATCTTTATGACTTTGGTATTTACTTAGAACTTGAACCAGACGAAGAAGAAAAAGCAATGCTTGAACAAAATATTCAAGTTGCATTACAAAGTGGAAGTATTGATTTAGATGATGCTATTGATATTCGCCAAATAAAAAACTTAAAGTTAGCAAATCAAACTTTAAAGTTTAGAAAAAAGAAAAAAGCAAAAGCAGCTCAAGCAGCGCAAATGGCTAATATCCAAGCCCAAGCGCAAGCGAATCAAGATACTGCGGAAAAAGCGGCGTTATTCGAAGTACAAAAACAACAAGCATTAACTCAAGAAACCGTAAACGTAGAGCAAGCAAAATCTCAGTTTGAAATTCAAAGAATGCAAATGGATGCTGAAATTAAAAAGCAATTATTACAAATGAAGTTTCAATTTGATATGCAATTAGCTCAATTGAAAGAACAAGTTGTTAATAAAAACCTACAAGAGGCGGAAGATAGAAAAGACAATAGAACAAAAATACAAGCTAGTCAACAATCAGAATTAATAGACCAACGTAAAAACAATACAATGCCTAAAGATTTCGAAACATCCGATCAAAATATGATGTCTGATTTTAATGCAATGCTAGGAGAATAGAAATACAATAACCAATTTTATATTATTATATCATGTCAGAAACAATTAAACAAGAAGGGGATTTTAAAATCTCTAAGGGTAGAAAGCCAAAAAGCTTAAATGCCCCAGCGCAAGTTACAAAAGTAGACTTGTCAGAAAAAAAAGAATTTGAAGAACCAATTAAAGTAGTAATTCCTAAACAAGAAGAGAATGCCATTCAAGAGCAAAGCACAGAGAGCGGCGTGTTACGCACAGAACAACCCGAAGTGGGATTGCAAGAAGTGGGACAAGGAAACGAAGGGTCCTTTGAAAATGTTATTCAAGAAATCACAGAACAAGAAATAGTTCAAGAAGTAAAAGAAACCACTGCAGAATTAAAAGAGCATATTCAAGAAAATGTTAATACCGGTAAACCATTACCAGAGAACATTGAAAAATTAGTTGCTTTTATGGAAGAAACTGGTGGATCTGTAGAAGATTATGTTAGACTTAACACGGATTATTCTACAATAAATAATGAAGCATTATTAAAAGAATATTATAAAAAGTCAAGACCACATTTGGATGCCGAAGAAATAGAATTTCTTATGGAAGATGAATTTAGTTACGACGAAGACGAAGATGATGAGCGAGACATTAAAAAGAAAAAACTCGCATTTAAAGAAGAGGTTGCTAAAGCCAAAAAGTTCCTTGAAGATCTTAAAGGACAATATTACGACGAAATCAAGTTGAGACCGGGCGTATCCAAAGAACAACAAGAAGCTTATGACTTTTTTAATCGCTATAAGAAGAACGAAGAGCAAACCAAATTGCAACACGAACGCTTTAAGCAAAATACTAAAAATTTATTTAACCAAGAT